TATCAGAAGCTAAGTTAAATTCTGGTATCGTTAGTGTCCCATTGATAGCATTTGGATGAGTTGAATTATTAATTCTATATCCACCAAAATGTTGAGCTAAAGAACCTCTTTCAGTTATAGTTATCAAACTTCCATCTCCCAAACTCTCAATACTATTATTTTCTTCTCTACCATTTGATATTACTATATATGGATTTTTATGACGACTTCCTATTCTTATACTATTACCATGTCTACCTTCAAATAACATATCACCATGAATATCACGAACAAATCTATCTTTTACACTACCATCTTCATCTAAATCAGGTAAATTTGTATTTGTATTCCATGGATGGTCTAAATTATCATTATAAATTTTAAATAATCTTTTATGATTTGTTTTATCATTCATAAAGTTTGGATTTTCACCTTTCAATACTGATTCTTGAACTTCTTTATCATATTCACTAATATTTTGATTATCAAGTGGTAATATAAAACCGACCTTATTTGGGTCATCAGCAAATGTTGGTACATTTGTTTCTGTATTTAATGGTCCTAAATAATAATTTGTATTTCCTATTCTACACAATAAAACTGGGTCACCTTTAACTGGAACATCTACCATACCTCTAAATAATGGATAATATCTATATTTATCTGATAAGTTTTTTCTATTAATATTAGGATTAATTGGTTCATTAGTTATATGAGGTAAAGCCATTATACTATTTATCGTATTATTACCTCTATAATATAAACTCTTATCAGATGTAACAATATCTACAACATTTCCAGGAACAAATTGCAAATAAAATGGTACATTCTCTTTTCTACCTAAAGCATGTTTTATAGTTGCATCTGGATGTGTTGTAAATAAAGAGCTCATTTTAATTTCCTAAATCTATGGTTTTATCTTTTATACTAGTTAATCTATCACTTTCTTTTTGTAAATCATTGACCGTATCTTGTAATGTTCCCATTAATTCTTCTTTTTCTGTTTCTGATAATAACATTGTTTCATCATTATTACCACTTGATTTACTCATAATTCTTTGTAATACACCAGCTAATTTAACAAGATGTTCATCATTCTTAACTGATACTTCCATATATTCTTTTATTATTGGAGCAACCATCACCACATCATCTATTGTTGTAATAAAGCCATGAATTTCAGATATTAGTAAATCTATCTGTTTCTTTTTATTGGTAGTATTTTCATAAATATCTTTTGTTAAGTCTTGAAAAGTTTTACCTTTAAATATTTCATTATTATCCGACATATACCTCTCCCATTATAGAATGTAACTATTCATATATAAATATAGAATTTGTAAAAATATGATTGAAAATAAAAAACCCACTTGAAGATAAGTGGGTTTATTTAATTACAAAAAGAATTTTGTTATTTTATTTTTGGGGCGGCCGCCTCGATAGAAGTCATTTAATATAGTTTTATAATGTTTTTTAAATACATTAATAACTGATGTTATTTTTGATGTATTAACATTTGTCATTTCTCTTATCAAGATATATATAGCTTTTTTATTGAAATTTTCTATTTCATCTCTCCTTTTAATAATCTCAATTATAGAATAAGCTATATCAATATCTCTTTTCTTTTTGAATATATTTGGTATATTCTTATCAAAATATTCTACAATCTCATCTGTTAAATCAAGTATATATTCTTTATTATCAGTAAATTTACTTGTTTCATAATCTAAAGTACTTATATCTTGTTGCATTTTAAGTTTTTTATAATTGTTATTATTATTTAATATTAAATAATTTTTAGCTACAATAGAAAAATAACTAAATGCTTTTGAACCTTTTGTGTGGTCATATTTATGAATGTTCATTACAAGAAATGCTACAACTTCATGCTTAACATCTTCAAATGGTACATCAAAATAAGTAAACTTAAATGTATTAATTATATTTTCAGCTAATTTATCAAAGGCTGGATGTATTTTTTCTTGATATATTTTATTTCTTAAAGTAAAATTATCAGGATTTGTATTATATTCTATTATAGCATCTTGTACTACTTCATCAAAATACATTCTTTTTTTACTTTTAGGTCTTCCTCTTTTTTTACCAGCCATTATTTTTTCTCCTCTAGTTGTTCTGTTTCAGTTGATTAAAAAAGAAACTTGTTTCATCATCAGATTCATAATGACCTCTAGCGTCAACTTGTTTCATTTTATTAGTTGCAAATATAACTATTTGTTGAAATTGTACTATTAAATTTTCATATTGATTTATTCTTCTTAATGAAAAAAATAACAATGTAGATGATACCACACTAATTAAAAAGAATATTATAAAAAATGTCCACCACATATTTATCTCCTAGTTAGTAAACAATTCATCAAACTTAGCTTTGAGATTGTCTACTTTCTTTTGTTCATCTTTACTTTTTGGAACTTTTGTATTAACAAGTTCCTCATCAGCATATAACCAATCTTCATATTCAATACGAGTTGTAGTCATATCAGCTTGATGAAGAATGTGTTGCATGTTAGATTTCAATTTCTTTTCATTTGAATAAGATTTAAGATATTGAATATTTCCATCATCATACATTCCATCAGTTAATTTAATTCCAATGTATTCATTCTGTGTCATTGAAATTCCAAACTGATTAAGAATCCAAATACCTCTATCAGGTGGTGTCATAAATTTTAAATCAGGATTGTTTGTATAAATCTTTCCTTGATTTTTTCTGTGCCACTCTGATGGATTTGGAATATAATGGTCTTGTTCTAAATCACCAACTTTACCCAAATCGTGATGAAGAGCTGCGAAGATTAATTCTTCAACAGTATAATCATCGACATAAGCTCCGTTATCTTTCCATATTTTGTAGAACGCTAAAGAATATTTAACGATGTTTAAAATATGTTGAACATAACCACCTGGTGTACAAAGATGAAAATGCTCTTGTCCACTTGCTGGTGCGAACATCATTCTATCTTTAAAATGTTTATACATTTCTAAAAGTTTTTCTTTTCGTTCACCTTTAAATGTATTTTCAATAAGTTGTATTAACTTATCCCAATTTTGTTCTATTTGTTCTGGTGTAAATTTCATTATTGAACTCCCTCTTGATATTCTTTTTCTAATTGTAACGCACCCTCTAAAACATTCTCCCAAGTATCAACATATTCAACAGGGTCTTTTCTACCTAACTGATGGAATGCTAATATTCTTTCTACATCAGCTCCTGACTTACCACTAGACCTTCCCAAATGGTCAGGGTTATATGATGTATTTGTATTAGCGAATATTTTATCAAAGTCAACACCATCAAGTTTATCAATTGATTTTTCAGCATCTTTAAGTATTGTATATTTATCTCCATCTAAATATGGTAAATAAAAATCTACTTTATCTGAATCCCAATTTCCAATCTTAAATGCTTTCTCAATCGCATCATAAAATTCTGGTCTACAATCTGGATATATAGCATGGTCACCTGAATGAACACCCAATCCAATTATAACTTTTTCATTAAACTTATTAGCTAATGACAAAGCATATCCATAAATAACAGAAGCAAAGATAGCATTTCTATTTGGAACTACTGTAGCTTTCATATTATCTTGTTCGTAGTGTCCTTCTGGAACTTCTACATCATCTGTTGTCAAAGCTGAATCAAATACTGACATAGCACCTGATATATCTGAAACCATCTGATGAACCTTATGTCCTTTCATCTTTAAGTATTCTACATTAGCGTTAGCTCTTTGTAATTCAACTCTATGTTTTTGTCCATAATAAAAAGACAAACAATAGACTTCATAACCCTCAGATAATAAACGAACTAACAACCCTGTTGAGTCCATT